TGCCGCCTCCGGTCTCGTCGAGACTTGCTGCCCATTGCGGCTCGAGGTGTTTGGCAGCGAAGTCCGTCCACTTGTAGAGGTGTTTGTCGTTGAGGTCGAAGTCCACAGCGATGCGCACGCGGGTCTTGTTGACCGCCGAGAAAAGGCCGTGGTCTCCGGGCTTCGCGCTGTCCTCCGTGGTGAACCACACGGCGTTGAAGCCCTCGCTGAACGAGGTCGGGACATCGCCGCGTGTGAGCGCGCCCTCCTTGACGATGGAGGGCAGATGCCAAAACGAGGTGAAGTGATAGAGCCTGATGGTCATTCGGGTTTCTCCGGGTTGATGGTGAGTTCGATGATTTCGTACAGGTTCTCGATGTCGAAGTCGTCCGAGTCCCTGTCCTCTTCGTCGTAGAGACCTTCGCGGATGCACTCCTCGAAGTGTGCGTCGCGGAACTGCTCCGCGAGTTCGACGGTCGTGAAGAGACCGAGCGGCTCCGGCTCGTACTCCGGTGGCTGTCCGGCATCGCGCCCGACGAGTAGGTGCAGGGTCGTCCGTCCGTCGTTGATGGTCGCGGCCTCCTTCGGCTTGTGAAGGTCGCAGGTGTCGATGTTCTCTTGGACGATGTATGTCCCGAATCTGACCCCCGGCGGCAATCGAACACGGCACGAGCCGCAGTAGGTCGAGTGCTCGTCTCTCCGGTAGAACGCGCAGGTCTTGCACTTCGGTTTGTCGCTCATGTTGACCCCTCCTGCCCGAGATACTTGCGCTCGAGGAAATCCGCGATGTCTGTGAAGGTCTTATAGGGGAGATGTGCGTCGTTCATCTGCGCGAGTTCGTCTTGATTGAAGCCGGGCACCTGCATGTAGATTGACAAAGAGTTCGGGCACAGAAGACCGCCGTTACTCTCGATGCGGGGCTCGACCTCCATCAGCACGCCTAGGCAGCAATACTTGTTGGTTCTGCAATTCCAAAGCACTCCTCGACCTTGCTGATACTTACCGCTGCGCAAGGCGGCGACCCACTTGTGCATGAGTTCGGTGTTCATGGTCAGGTCTCCTTCGGGTTGTCGATGGTGGGCGGCTTATCGGTCTGTTCCTTGCACGGCTGTGTGGCGGTGACGCGGTAGTTGTGCCAGTTGATGAGTTCCTCGACCCACTTCCACGGTCGCGGGTCTGCGATGTCGTACTCGGTGTCCTTGAGTCCGCTTGCCGCGACCCATCGGGTGACTAGGCTTGCGGTCGTGTCCGCGTACAGGCCGCTCTTGCGACCTCCGAAGTACGGGAAGAACTCGCCGGGTTGCAGCATGTGTATCTGTACGGCGGTCTTTCCGTCTTGAGATACGAGGTTGAGGACTTGCATGGTCGTGTCTCCTTGGGTGATGCAGGCTTGGGCGCCCGCGCAATTCTTTGGTACTAGGGTGCTGTGCGTGTGTGGTTACGAATAGACCTCCCATAGAACGCGCTCGCAATGCGAGCAGTGCTCGGTCTCTTCGGCGCTATCCGACCCGGTGACGCCGATGCATTCCCACCCAGACGCGTCGCGGGTTTTCGTCGCGCGATAGACCAGTCGATAGTTCTCACGGACGCAAGGCGTACATAGCAGCGCACCGTCGTCGGTGACTGCCGCCCATGTATAGCCGCCGTGGTATTGGTAGCGCGCAAGTGCCCGTAGACTTTTGAGCGCGGGCTGATTGACTACTTCTCGGGCCTTCATTTCGCACCTCTCGTGACGGGCGACCAATCGTCATCGACCGACTCGCGGTACTGCGCCGGGGGCATGCCGTACTTGTCGAGCAGGTGGACGAGCCATTGCGGCGGCTTGCGCGCGGTGTAGCGCAGGAGCGGAGCCTTGGCGGTCGCGTAGAAGCGCCGATAGGCGCGCACTGCCACGCCCGCCGACGCTTGCTTGCTCTCGCTGCGCACCTCCGTCCGATACTCGTCGGGCATCGCCACGGCGAAGTGCCCTGCGTATGGGAAGTAGTGGTGCGCGGACAAGCCGTTGAGCAAGCCGCGCCACAGTCGGCGGTCGAAGTAGAGCGGCTCGTAGGCGTGCGCGCGACCGTAGCGGTGGCGGTACTCGTCGCAGAGGGCGACGCCGTAGGCGTAGAGCCAATGCGAGGCAAGCACGCTTGTCCGCGCCCATGTCACTACAGGGTGATGGATGTGGGTCGGTCGCGGCATCGGTCGCCGCCACGCCCCGAGCGCGTCGGCTGCGGAGGCGAGGACTTGCGTGGTCTCGGACAGAATCTTCACGACATGCGGGTCGCACGCCGACCGCGCGGCTCTCTGCGGTGTGGACTCGATGATGAACGCTTGCATATCAAACTCCTGGCCTGTAATCGTTGTAAGCCTTGATAGCGGCATCGACAGCGGTGGCTGCTCTATCCTCGTCCAAGGCCGTGTTCGGAATCTTCACGATGAGCGACCCCGCCTCTCGGCGCTGCCGCACATACATGGAGTCTTTGTTCATCGGAACGCCGAGGCTAGGAGTGGGCCTGCACGCGCGCGAGTTCTGGAACTTGAGCGCGAACACTAGGCTTCTGTAGAACGCGGCCGACCCTCCCGCTGCAAGCGCCTCCGGTGAGGTCACTTGTAGGTAGTCCTTGATACGGGCGACGATGCTGTACTCACGAGGCCCGTCAGCCAACGCTGCCCCGGAACAGGTGTCGACCACCACCTCGACCGCTACGCGCTGCTTCTGCAAGTAGTCGCACACCACGAACGCTGCCGCCGAACGCCACAGCGCGGCGTCGGGGGCCACATTCCACGACACACCCGGCGCTATGACCACGGTCGCCAAGCGCGGACGGATGGCAGGCATCGGCGCCCGCCGCGTGGTCTCCCACGCCGTCTCGTGCCGACCTGCGCGTGCCGCGTGGATGTCGAGCGTGTCGCCCATCGCTGCGCGGGTGCGCACACGGCGCGGCACTTCGAGTTGCTTGGCCTCGCCCTGCCCCTCGAGCCGTCGTTGCAGCCACTTGGTCTTGGACTGCATGCCCGTGATGAAGGCGTCGACCTTGCCTTCGATGAGGTAGCGCAGCACCTCATTTCCGGTCTTCGCGCCGGGCACGCCGAACCCTTCGTGTCCGACGGACGCGCTATCTATCACGCGCGCGTGGAACTCCTGCATACAGGGACTCGGCGGTCTGCGCGCGTAGTCGAGCGCGGTCGAGAGGTCTGGATAGACCTCGCATAACTCGGTGTCGCTACCCATGATGGTTCTGTCCATGTCGGTCTCTCCTCTGGTTGTGTCGGTCAAGCCGGGATGAGGCGGCGCTCGTCAGCCGTCCAATCGACCCAGTACCCGGCGGTCGCTTCTTGGAGCGTGTCGCCCGCGTTCATCAACTTCTGCGCGTCGATGAGCGACCGCGTCGACATGATGCGCTGCAACTTGGCACGCGTGATGGTCTGGCGCACCTTCCAACCCCACTCGAGCAGCGGCTCGCTGATGCCGAGTGCGCGCTCCATGTCGCGGTCGTAGTCCATCTCGACCATGCCCATGCGGAAGCGGTCTTTGGTCGCACCGTCCAATGCTGCGCGACCGACGAAGATGGCATCCGCGCCGTGCCCGTAGGTGTTCATCGCTGCCATCGCCACGAAGTCCTTGTGCTTCGTGACTGTCGTGTTGCCCTTGCGGGTCGGCAGGAAGAACTGCTTGTTGGCAAGCGCCATGTTGAGGAAGACGAGCATGTTGGCATCCGCGTTGTCTGCCTCGTCGAAGAGGAAGACGCCGCCCTTCTCGTAGCAGTCGAGGAAGGGGGTCGGGACATGGACATACTCGCCGCCCTTGCCCATCGGCAAGAGCCACCCTGTGAACGACGACTCGGTCACGCCCGCCGAGAGCGACTGCGCGGCGAAGGCGCGCGCGCCGAGAGCCTGTGCGACCTGCTCCGCGATGTGCGTCTTGCCGCAGCCGCTCGGGCCGACGAGCGCGATGTTGAGCCGCTGTCCGGCGAGACGCATGATGCGGTCGAACTTCGCGTGCCGCACCTTCGGGAGGCTGCGCGGCTTCTTGTCGAAGCCGACCACCTCGATGCGCTGCACCTTCTTGACCGCCGCGTCGAGCCGCGACTCGACCTCGTCGCGCAGCATGTCGATGGCGGCGTTGAGCGCGTTGGTCATCGCGCGCTCACCCGCCTCGATTGCCGTCTGTCGAAGCGCCTTCTCGTCGAGCGACTTGCCGAGGACATCGGCCTGTACGATGTTCTTGACGAGACCGCGCGCGGCTTCCCAGAAGACGGGCTCCGAGAACATGCCCTTCGGCATCGGCTTGGTGCCCTGCGGAAGCGTGCCGTGGCAGATGATTTCGTAGACGGCCTGCCCGCGGACGCTGTCCTCGCCGATGACGGCGAAGACATGCTGCGCGAACTCTTCCTTCGACAAGCCGCGCGGAATCTCGCTCTTACCGCAGAGCGTGAGGAAGAGGATGAGTTCGGCTTCGGAGAGAAGCGACAAGTCCTCGACATTGATGTCCCAGACATTGGCCGGCCACTCGTACTTGGATGCTGTGAACTTGGTCATGGTCGTGTCTCCTATCGGTCTACGGTTAGATGAGGTTGAAGATGGTGATGATGGTCAGAGCCGTGAGCGCGAGGCCCGCGATTGCTGCCACGAAAATCAAGCCGAGAAAAGCCCCGGCGATGAAGTCGACCGCGGTGCGCGCTGCGTCAAAAAGACGGCGCGGAACGCGGACATAGACATGGGTCTGTCGCATGGTCAAAAACTCCTTGGTTTTACAGGAAAAAACGCCCGCGCCCAAAGAATGGGGCGGGACGCTGTGAAAGCGCCCCCGGTATCCGAGTGACCATACCGCGCAGCCCCTCGGATACCGGGGGGCTTTTTAGGAGATGGGCTGCGCGGGGAGAGGTGGTGCGTTACTTGCGGTATCCCTTGTCGAATCCGCAGTAGTTCAAATACTTGTCCAACTTGCTGCGAACCGTCGGCCTCAACTTCTTGAACGCGACCTTCGGGTAGCGCCCAAAAACGAACACATCGGAGTGCACCGCAAAAAGCAGTTTGTCGGCGACTTGCTCCAATGTCTTGCCGCGAATCGCGATTTTCATGTTGCAGTAGTCGCTGCTCACCAACAAGTGCGTCGGTGCTGAAATCCTAGCGAACGGACTGTTCATCTTGCGCGAGTCGATTTCGCACACCCACAACAAATAATCCGCGCGCCCGGTCAAAATGCGCGTTTGCTGCGGATGCGTGGTGTCCGGCGCGTAGCGTAAGCCGCTCTTGACGAGAAGAGCGCGGACGGTCTCGGTGCTGATTTTGGTCTTGGACATGGTCGTGTCTCCTAGATTGGTCGGTCGAAAAACAGGCGACGACGCCCGCGCCCAAAGATTGAGCGGGGCGTGTCGCGGACTGCGAAAGGACGGTTAGCGGTAGATGACGGCTTCCGCGCGCGCGAGGCTGATATCTTTGTCGAGTCTCTTCGCCACCTCGCTCACGGTCTTGCCGCGAAGCCGCACGGGCTTGACGCGCGAGTCAAAAACAGTGGTGCCGGATTTGAGAATCAAGCATACCCATGCGGTCGGCGCGTACTCGCCGTCGTCGCAAACAGTCACCTCGATGGTCATACCCTTGTAGTGCTTGATGTCGATGACGGCGATGCCGTCCCACCCGCCATAGCCAGTCACGCGCTTGACTGGAAACTTCTTGGCGAGGGCGGCGCCGAGCGCCTTCACATCGAACTGGGTTTTGGTCTTGGACATGGTCGTGTCTCCTAGTGGTTGGTCGATTAAGCGAAAACACCCGCACGGGACAGCAATCCTTGAACACCCGCGACGAAGGTCGTGGCATTCGGACGCTTTCCAGCGTAGTTCTTGATGGGAAGGGTGTCCAAAGTGCCGCACGCATCGGTGCGAAGGGAATTGATTTCGATGAAGAAGAACGGCTCCGTGTCGTCGGCCATCGGACTGGTCGGCGAGTCGATGTGAAGTTCCATCTCGACTTCCAGCGCGCGGTGCTTGATGTACACGGAGTGGACATCGTTGGCCTTTGTAACGCGGCCGCCCGAATATCCGAACATCTTGAAAGCGGCGGCGATGTCTTCGATGCGAAGAGGACGCGGATAAGCCTTGAACTGGACGCCCTTGGTCTTCGCGGCCTTCACAGTCTTGGTGGTCTTGTTGGTCTTCATGGTCGTATCTCCTAGTGGTTACAGTTGAAAACGCCCGCGCACCAAAGAAATGCGCGGACTGGGGATGCACATGGTCAAGTGCATCCGTCGCGCCTCTCGCATGAAGAGACGCGACGGATGCACCCCGACAAAAACAGTCGGGGTGTTGGTGCTATATCCTGGGACGCGCTGCGACGCGTATGAGGAACCGATATTTGCAGGCTCGGTCAACCGGGGTCACGGCCCATAACTAGGCTACCCTGCACCTACTGGACGCTACGGCATCCGCTCCGGGCTCTGGGGAGTCTCGCAAGCGCCTTACCCGACCGCCTTGCTCGAACTGTCCGGGCTTCGTCGGTGCCTCCACGCCGGGCGCTGTTCCCGGTCGCTTCATCCTTTGTACCCCTTGAGCCTTGCTGCGATTCGCCGGAGGCGTCCCCGGTTCCCATCGCGGCTCAAGTACCCCTGCGAGTCCTCTCTCGCTGGGTGCGCGTGTCGCGCGCCGTTCGCTGGCTTGCCGTGTTCGAGGCGGTGTCTTTTCGCCTGCGCCCCTCTCGGGGTGGTGCGCCCTGTCTGGGTCGCCCGGAGCCAACTGCGTACTGTCTACCGAATCCCGTATCCCTTCATCCTGCATCGGCGAGAAGCCATCCCCGCCGTGCCCGGATATTATAAGGTAATCCTATACCCTAGTGCAATGGGTGTAAGTCATTGATTTTAAAGGGAAAAAAGTGGTCAATCTTTGACCACTTCCGGGGTCTAGAAAAAAAGCCTTATAAATCAATGACTTACGAGCGCCCTACGGATTGGGAGCCGTTTTACAGCGGTCTCGGAGAGGGTAGGCGGTCGGCGCGGCGCGCCGGGGGCTGCGCGATGTGCGCGGCGCGGAACAGGCGTTGATGCCCGCGCGTCACCCAAAGAAAGGCGCCCCCTGTGCGGTCACGCGTGTCGGTAAACCAGAGGAGAAAAAACCCGACAGAGGCGTGACCGCACAGGGAACTCGCCGAGGACTAGCCGTGCGGCTGCGGGTGGCTTCCGCGCCGTGGCTTGTGCATCGCGCGCGCCGACACGACCAAGTGCGCAGCGACCGAAGGGAGGAGGTCACCGCAAGCGCGCGTCGAAGCATGACAGCCAGTCCTCGACGATGGGACGGAGTGTACAGAGACCTAGTGCCGAAGTGCAACCTCGCGCATCACGACCCGTTGCTGTTCGCGTCGGTGAAGTGGTAGGTGAGCCACGCATTGCCGGGAGCGGCGCGCCACTTCGACTGGTTGCGGAGCGCGTAGAGCGTGACGAGCGGCGCGCCGTTGCGCTGCCGTCCGCGGAACTTCGGGAGGTCGATGGTGCGCAGGGCGTTGCCGAGCGCGGTGACTGTCGGCGTGCCGACATTGGGGTAGTTGTCGCGGAAGATGCGGAGCAGGTCGGCGGGGGTGTAGAGGTCGCGGAAGGCGTTGGGGATGAGTTCGTCGGGGTACTCGGCAAGCCGCAGGGCGAACTCGTTGACATGCGACATCGAGGCTCTGACCGTGGTCTCTCGAGCGTTGGTCTGCATCGCGGCGCGCTTCGGGTTGAAGTCGGTGGTGTCGATGCGGTGCAGGAGGTGGTAGAGGATTGCCGATGCGCCGGGGCCGGACTTCGACGGGTCTGTCGGGTTGCGGAGCCATGCGTCGAGTTCGGTGTAGGTGGACTCGGGCAGCGCCTCCGTGGGGGCTTCGACCACGAAGAAGCGGCGGTCTTCGGGTTCGATGGCGAGCGCGTCTGCGTGGTTCGAGGTCACATAGTAGTTGACGCAGTCGCGCATGACATAGGGTTGTGCGTACTTGCGGTTCACCACCATCTGCTCACGCGTCACCATGTCCTTGATGTTCGCCATGAGGTCGCGCCGTTCGCGCGCGTTGTCGATGTAGATTTCGTTGAGCACCGCGAACTGCTTGTTGGCGAGTTGCCCGTTGAACGAGGAGTGAAGGTCGGCGTTGGACAGGTTGGTGAAGTTGTCGTCGCCGTAGATGAAGCGCATGAGCGGCTCGACCGCGAATGTCTTGCCCACGCCCTGCCCGTCGGAGTACACGAACACAGCCTGGAGCATCTTGGTGCCGGGGCGCTGCACGGGGTACGCGAGCCATTTCAGGAACCACTCGGCTTGCTCGGGCGTGCGGAAGAGGTAGTGGACGAAGTCGAGCCACAGTTTCACCGCGCCGCGCTTGGGTCGTATCTCCGGCGCGACCCACACATTGATGGACTGGTCGGGCAGCGTCGTCTCGAAGGTGCCCGGCTCGTAGGCGAGTTTGCGCGCACCGCGACGAGCGGGTGACAGCACCCACTTGTCGAAGGCGGGAATCGGTACGGTGACCGGGGTCTTGCCGCCCTTGGTCTCCAAGATGGTCGCCAGAGGGGCGAGGGTAAGGCGTGCGTGCGCCGTATCCATGAGCACGCGCTCGTCCAAGTCCCAGAACATGCCTTGGTCGCGGAGGTACACGGCGCGGTTGTTGAGGATGTTGAACGCGCGCGTCTGTTGCGAGGTCTCGCGTGGAAGCGCGTTGAAGCCCTCTGCGCCGTGCGCGACGAGAAGGTCATCGAGGGCTTGCTTGCGCTCTCCCGGCTGCGGGACGAGGTATACGAGGTCTACGGTGGCGCCCAGTTCGATGAGCCTCGCGGTGAGTTCCGTAAGCGCCGCGTGCACCTGCTGCTTGGTCATCACATCGGAGTCGTAGCAGATTTCGACGCGCCGTCCCTTGAAGTCGATGTCGGCGAACTCGGGCAGTAGCGACCACCCGCGCGCGTTGGACTTGAACGACCACACGCCGCCGAGACCTAGGCAGTTGAAGCCGTGGTTGCACGCGGCGGCGGCCTTCTTCTCGCCTTCCGTGAACACGATGACCTGCGAGGTGTCGGCCGCAATCTTGCGCCAGTCGTCTGCCGCGCTACCGACGAGCGGCGGGAAGTAGATGTACGGGCGCGTGCCTTCGGGTTGCGCGTAGCGCACAGGTTGCTTGAGCGGCGTGCCGAACTTGCCGCCCGAAGGCGGGAACTCGGTGAAGCGCACGCGATAGAACTCTGTGGCCTTGCCGTCCATGTCGAGGTACGGCATCCGGTATCCGGCACGCGGGATGCCGAGAGCAGCGTCGCACCATTCGGCGGTGACGGAGCGCACAAGCATGCGCTGTGCGTCTTTGCGGGTGAGGCCCGAGCGTTCGAGGTCAGCGAGAGTCTCGGGTGTGAGAGCGTCGCCAACGGCGACCTTGGTCGTATCCTTCTTCATCAAAGAAATCCCCTCTGGTATGGGCTACGGACGGGTGTGGTGTGCCGAGAGTTTCGCCGCCTGCGGTATGGGGGGCAACCGCACGGAGACTGGACGCTAGGTACGCCGTCCGTAGCCCATGCCACATGGGACTGCGGGAAGACGGGTCGAGGTCGGGAGAGGTCGAGTCTGTCTCCGAGGTTAGGTCGAGCGAATCACACGGAACACCACGATGCGGAATCTACGCCGGGGTGGGCGACGGTGTCAACGGCCCCCCCCTCGCGCTCCCCCCCTAATCCCCTAGGTTCTGTTCTCTAGTTCTCAAGTTCTCAAGTTTTTTCATAACTTGAATGCGCGCACGCCTACGCGCGCGTATATATAAAAAGGCTCTGCAACTTGAGAACCTTGCGTATGTCGTTGATTTTTAAGCGTTCTCAAGTTTGTTCTCAAGTTCTCGTTCTCAAGTTCAAACTTGAGAACAGCGATGTGCGAGGGCGCGAGCGCCGCCCGCTGCCACCCCGGCGCGCTCCCGTTCTCCGGTTGAACTTGAGAACTTGATACTACGGCGTGGTACTTGAGAACGGTTCCGCGACTCTGTCGAAAAATCTTCCAAGTTGTCCACGGTGCGGTCATTTTCCGGGCGCTTGCATTGCACGCCCGGATGTGGTGTGCGTTACTGTGCGCGCACCGACCACCACATCCCCGAGAGCGCAGCACGAATGCCGAAGAAGAAGGCTCCCATCGCACCTCCTGTCGCGTCGCCCGTGGCGCAGTTGCAGGTGAACTACCTCCCCCTCCGACAAGTCACCGGCTACGCGCGCAACGCGAAACTGCACCCGCAATCGCAAATCGACGCGCTCAAGAAGTCGATACAGACCTTCGGCTTCAACAACCCCATCCTCGTCGACAAGACGGGCACCATCGTCGCCGGACACGGTCGTTACGAGGCTGCACGCCAACTCGGCATGCCGACGGTGCCGACCATCTGTCTTGGGCATCTCACGGATGAGCAGCGACAGGCGTATGTCATCGCCGACAACCGCATCGCAGAGATGGGTGACTACGACGAGGAACTCCTCGCCGCCGAGATAGCCAAGATTTCTGGCTTCGGCATAGATGTCGGGTCGATGGGTTTCGACGAGAGCGAGGTCGCGGATGCGCTCGCTGCTGCCGCCAACGGCGGCTTCGACCTTGTCGAGAACTTCGGAGACGAGGTCGAGGACATCAACGAGTTGAAGGACGACCTGCGCTTCCCGCTCGAAGGCGAGTGGGAGTTGCCGAAGTTGCGCACGGACATGCAGTTGGAGATACCGGACAACATCTCGCTCTGGACATATCGGCGCATCACCGAAGGCATGCAGTTGCCGCCGCCGTACCTCTACAACTACCGCATGGACTCATCGGTCGGGCTTGATTGGAAGCAGACCATCGTGAGTTTCTACACCGAAGACTATCGCTTCGAGTGCTTCTGGGACACGCCGGGCAAGAGCGTCGGTGACCTCGTGAAGAAGGGAGTCCTGGGCTGCGTCATCCCGAACTTCACGACGGCGCCCGATGTTTCAACGACGCTGCGTGCGTACATGACATACCGTGCGCGCTATGTCGGACGCTACATGCAGGAAGCGGGGCTCAAAATAATCCCCGACATCAACGCGTTCTGGTATCAACCGGAGTTCGAGCGCGTCATCAAAGGTCTGAAAGGCTTTCGCACCATCTCATTCCAAGCACATCAGAACATCGTCGGTGTGCAGCGTGCTCGCTTTTCAGAAGCGATTGTGTATGCTATGGACGAACTGAAGCCGGATACGGTGTTGTTGTACGCTCCGCAAGAGGCACTCACATCGTACCCGGCTCTGTTGCGCGCCCGTGTTGTTCGCGTCGAGCCCAACATGAAACTCAAGGCGCAGTACAAGCGAATGCTCGACAAGCGTGATAAGGAACAGGAGCAAGAAGACTAATGGGTGCCAAAACTGGTGCTGGTGGTTCGGCTCGCGGCGGCGCGCGTCGCAAAGGTGGCGGTCGCGCCAAGGGTCGCGTCAAGGGCCGCGTCAAGGGCGGTGCCCGTCGTGGCGCTGCTCGCGTCAAGGCCCGCGTGAAGGTTCGCGCGAAGGGTCGCCGTGGCGCGGCTCGCGTGAAGGCTCGCGCGAAGCGGTAAAAGCCGAGTAACGCGCCTGCGTTCGATACTACAAGTTGGTACCGACGCAGGCGCGGAATCTTGCCGCCATGCCACAAAAAGGACGGGGCGACGCCAAACGCGTCACACCTGAAAAAAAGGAAGCGTTCCTCGAAGGTCTGCGCAAGGGCTTGAGCGTAGGCGGCGCCGCTGCCGCTGCCGGCTTCTCCCGCGAGACGATGTATCGGCACGCTGCCCGTGACCCCGCGTTCTCGAAGCAATGGGATGATGCGATGGAGCGGGGTACCGACCTGCTCGAAGATGTCGCCACCTCCCGTGCTGTAACCGACAAAGACACGACCCTGCTGATTTTCCTGCTCAAAGCACGCCGACCGGAGAAGTTCCGCGAGCGGTACGATGTGACCTCGGATGGTCGCGCAGTCTTCGACGCCTTCGCCTCGGCTATGAGCAAGTTGGAGTCTGCCCCCACCGATGCCAAAAACGCCAAGTAAGCGAAGCAGCGCACGCGGGGTGAGCAACCCCGACAAGTTGATGTACAGCGCCATCGAGCGCGCCCGCTTCGACGCGGTCTGGTTCGCGCGCGACATCCTCCAACTCAAGGCGCTGCCCGGCGAGCCGACGCTCGACGAGGACTCGAACAGTTCGTGGGAACTCGACCAATGGCAGGCCAACCTGCTCGAGGCCGCGTGCGATGTCGTGCGCCACACCTATGGCAAGCCGACGCGGCTGAACAAGGAAGGCCGTAACATGCTCACCGTGGTCGCCTGCCAGGGGCCGGGCAAGACCTTCGGCGCAGCCATGCTCGTGCATTGGTTCGGCTTCTGCTTCAAGTCCGTCATCGTGTGCACCGCGCCGAAGTTGCAGCAGGTGACGACGCGACTCTTCAAAGAGTTCGTGAAGGTACAGAACCGCGCCATCCCCGGCTATGCGCAGTTGATGGAGGTAAGTTCCACCCGCATCGTCTGGGCCAACGACCGCACATGGTTCGCCATCGCCGAGACTGGTCGCTCTCCCGAGTCGCTCCAAGGCTTCCACGAGAAGTACCTGCTCGTCATCATCGACGAGGCATCGGGCGTGCCGGACGAGATGGCAGCGGTGATACGCGGCGCGATGTCCACCGGCAAGGTCGTCATCGGCCTGCTCATCGGCAACCCCAACAGTTCGTCGGGCTTCTTCGCCGACTCACACCGCCGCGCTGACCTCGCCAAGGACTACTTCCGAATGCAGGTAGGCTGCGAGACCTCCAAGCGCGTGAGCCCGGCGTGGGTCGAGCAGATGATTCGGCAGTACGGGCGCAACTCTCCGACCGTGAAAATCCGCTGCTTCGGCGAGTTCGCCGAGACGAGCGAGGCGCAGTTGGTTGCTCCCGAGTGGATTGTCGCCGCGACGCTCCGCGATTGGTCTGCCGCGGGCGACGGCTCCATCCCTCGTATGCGCATGTCTGTCGATGTCGCCGACGGTGGCGAGGACGAGACCGTGTTCACCATCGCGCGGCATTGGGACAGCGCGGTCGAGGTGCTCAAGCAAGTGCGCGCGTCCTACGAGACCGCTGTCGCCGTGCCACAAGCCTTCGACGAAGCGTGCCGCCTGTGGCGCGATTGGGGCTTCTCGGCAGAGAACGGCGATGACATCGTGGTCGATGCGATGGGCGTCGGCTCTGGTCTCGCGGGCATGCTCATCCGCGCCGACTACCCGACTGTCGTCTACAAGGGCGGCGAGTCGTCGTCTGCCCCCAACCTCTATCGCAACCGGCGCGTGCAGTCATACATCGCCGTGCGCAACGCTTTCCGCGATGGCAGCATCCTCATCCGTGATGGAGCCATCAGCGACATGCCGAGTTTCGAGGCGCAGTTGTGCTCGATACAACTTCGCCCCGGTACAGAGAGTAGAGTCGAAGACCTAGTAACCAAGGCTGACATGAAGCGCGACGGCATCAAGTCGCCTGACATGGCCGATTCGCTTGCCATGCAGTTTGCGACGAAGACCCCGACCATCCGAGACGGCAACGCTGTCCCGAGGATGGAGGACATCATCGTGCAAGAGTCCAGCGTCTTGAGAGGATACACAGATGTTTAAGCCGCTAGAGTTCATCCGTTCCGTGTTCGCTGCCAAGCCCGAGGGCATCTCCGCGCAAGACCGCAGGGTCGTGTCGTTGGAGACCTCCGTCTACGGCGGCGCCACCGTAGGCCAGATGCGTTTCAACCCCGACTCGTTGGTGAGGCGACAGGGACTACAAATCTACGGGCAGATGCGCAACGACGAGCAAGTCAAAGCCGTCTGCACCTTCAAGCGCGACACCATCGTCTCGCGCGGTTGGATTTTCTCGTACCCGCAGACTTCGAAGTTGTCGCTCAAGGAGCAGGAAGCGCGCATCGACATCTTCTCCAAACTGCTCGACCAGATGCCCGGCTCTTTCGTCGACGGGCTGAACGCCATCTCGCTCGGACGCGAGTACGGCTTCTCCCTGACCGAGAAGGTGTACGACACCTACGAACTCGACGGTAAATCCTGGGTCGGCCTCTCCAAACTCGTCGCGCGCGACCCTGCGACCTTCGACTTCATCACCGACCCCTACGGTGAACTGGTGCGGTGCGAGCAAGTCGCTGCGGGACAGCGCATCGAAATCGACCTCGACAAGTTCGTCTACTATGTCCACAACCCAGAGTTCGACCCGTACTTCGGTCGAAGCGACCTGCGCGCCGCCTATCGCTCGTGGTACTTCAAGAACGAGATGATTAAGCAATGGGCTGTCCACATGGAGCGCATGGGCAGCGGCTTCAAGGTGATGAAGATGGTGGGCGAGGACGCGCCGCGCTTCGGCACCCCCGGCTACGCCGCGCTGCAAACGGCCATCGAAGGCGCGCGTGCAGGTGCCTCCATCATCATCCCGCGCGGCGTGGAACTCGACATCCAGTACCCGTCGGCGAGCGACGGCTTCGAGTCCGTCTGCACATGGCATGACCTCGCCATCGCGCGCGCCCTGCTCGTCCCCAACCTCCTCGGCGTGAGCCACACAGGCACGACGGGCGCATTCGCGCAGTCGCAGACGCAGATGGAGACCTTCGCGTGGACGGTGTCCGCGGACAAACTGCGCCTCGAGGCGTGCATCAACGAGCAGTTGGTGCGTGACCTCGGCGACCGCAACTGGGGCGACGGCGAGTACCCGCAGTTCGAGTTCAACCCCATCTCCGAAGCCCGTCTGCAATGGATGGTCGGCACTTGGTCTACGCTGCTCGGCGCTTCCGCTGTCATGCCGACCAAGGCCGACGAGGACAAGTTGCGCAGCATCCTTGGGATGCCGAAGCGCGACGAGAAGTCCGAACTGCTCAAGCCGATGGCCGTCGAAGCGCCGAAGGCCGCTGCCGAAGAGACCGAAGAGGAAGAGACTGACGAAGAGGAAGTCGAGGACGAGGAAGAGGCTGACGAAGAGGCTGACGAAGAGGA